CTTCAGTGTTCAATGAAACTACAGCTCGAGGACTAGCATCATAGCCATTAACTTGGAGAACATACCGGGTGATAGCGTTGGCAATTGCGGACTTGCCAACACCAGATTTTCCGAATAGAAGCATTCCAAAAGGCTTTACACGAATGCCTTCTTTCTTTGCCAATACTCTGGAAGATTGTATTTCTCGCAATATAGCAAGTTTATTCGAATAGTAATACTTCTCGTTAGGCTTGCATGTGTCCAAAAATGTCAATGTGGTCTCAATACATTCATGAACACGGCGATCAAAAGTTTCATCATCAATCTGTGCCTCTCGGCCTAAATCAACATGAATCTTCTGGGATTTGATAAAAGTGAACTCATCCTCATAGGCGCTTTTAACTTCAGCTCTAAAAAACAAATCTGCATTTCCAGATTCGAAAGCTAAAGCTATCCTAGAGATGAACAACTTACCAAAAGAAAAGAATTTCTCAACGAGCTCTGTGACAGTAACTTTCTGTCGAAGAGGCTCAGATATGTATAATGACATACCTTTAAAAGAAATATCAATTTTATCTAAAAATCCCAATGTGATCAACATGCGAAGGAGGTAGTTCAAGTCTGAAAATAGATCACTTTCTCTGAACAATGTCCAATATTTGCCAATATCTGGCAAAGAAAATTCTGATAAAGAAAACTTATCCAAAATATCGCGAAACTTCAACCACAAAGAACCGACTGAATCAGTAACTTTTTCGGGAGCGTCACATGCAAAATTAATGGTATCTTCAAAACCGCCTTGAGATTCAAAAAGTCCATCGACTCTTAAGCGGCGATTAGCAAATCGAATTTGCCTTTTACGGGCAATACGAAGTCGCCTTCTCGCAGCAATCTCAAAATAGCGTTCATCATCACAATTCTTCTGTCTCGCATATCCAGCTTGGGAGACAAAAACTTGACAATTCCTCCTGAGACGATCTTTCTCTTTCGTCTCATTTTGACGTGACTCCTTGTCACGTCGTGCGCGATCCTTACGGATCGCAGCTTTTCTAGCATTCTTCTTACGGGTTTCATATTTTCTTTTTCCATAATATCCATCTTGGCTCGGGAGAGTACCACCCGCCAAGCAAAACGTCATAAACACTCTGTATAAGTGGACGCCATTAACAAATACAAAAAATTTCCAACATGTTCCCCAATGATACTTCCAATGTAAAGGTAGAAGTAACAATAGAAAAATACTTCTGCCAACGAATTTGGGCACTACCCACCGCTTTGAAGCGGCTAAGTAAATACCCAATATCACAAAGCAGAAAACGGCAAAAATTGCCAAAGGAACTTCCCAAAAATATAGGTAAATGTCCGGACTGTTTTCACAGCCGGCTTCTTCAACCATATAATGGTGTTCAAACTCAACGCCGATATCGGCGGAGCACTCCTGGTCATTCAAATTTGATTCCTCGAATAGAAAACTTTTCATGGTGCCGAAGCAAAGTGGAGTGGGGGACTAACCTCAACGGGCTAAACAAACCAAGACTATATGATCTCAGTCAAAAACATTAAAACAACTATAGGTAACCTCATAAAATATAAAGGGGCACGGAAAATTTAGGTGACCATACCTCCTCGCTCAGGTTGTCGCGAGGTAAACGTGCATATATATATTAGTGTTGCATACTTATGGCAAGTACAAATACGTCTGTCAAATCGAATACAATGGACCGATTCTTATCACAAATTTCGTTAGATCTACAATCTCTCTTCAACCCTGCTGCGGGTGGAGATTGGTTAAGCGAAATCAAAATATGTGAGTGGGATTCCATTGGAGACGAAACCTTACAAGCATAAATCACCAGTTATAATAAGTTTTATTGTGAAATGCAAAAGTCTATACAAACAGACTGAAACACAGCTCATCCTTACAGGCTGCTACAGTGTGTTGCATAAAAGGGGTTGATTTAAATATCAGAGTTGACTCTCTGGGGTGTCGGCATGAACGTATGAAATAGTAGCCACGACTATTTCGTAAATACGGACATCACTTAGGAATTGGTTATTTTCCGGAGTGGTGACTAAATATCATGTTAATTACATTCTTATAATCTGTAAATTAGACTTGCGTCTATCTTACAGGTCTCTTAAAATAAATACAGCTAGTGCGATTAGGGTTCTACCCCTATTCGTCACGTCTATAAATATATGTGAATAAGAGCAGAACAAGATCTGCAATGAACATGTATGATTGCCGGGTGTCGCGGTGAAACGACACACAATCATATACTGAGGGAGATCCATGGATGTTAATCCATG